ATACAATCAAACGCAGTAAAAGAGTATGGAGGTATGGTAGATAAATACATTGGTGACGCTATGATGGCGATTTTTAACGCACCTATAGACTTACCTGACCACGAAGATAGGGCTATCAACACCGCTATAAAAATTATAAGTGATATGGAAAAAGCTGACTTAGGTATAGCTATAGGCATAGGAATAAATACCGGAGAGGCGGTAATAGGCAACATGGGCAGTGATACTAGGTTTGATTATAGTGCCATAGGCGACGCTGTCAATACTGCTGCTAGACTTGAATCAGCAACTAAGGAAGTAGGTGTAGATTTAATAATAGGCGATAATACTAAAAAAAGTTCTAGTTTTGAGTTAAAATTGTTAAAACCAATAAAAGTTAAAGGTAAAGTAAAACCTTTGACTATTTATACTATTGAATATAATGGTAACTAAAAAACTTACAGTACAAGACGTAGCTAAAGATTTAGCAGTCTCCAAAAAAGAAAACGCAGAGCGTTGGAAAACAGCATTCAATGAGTTTGCTGATATCAAACAAGAAATAACTTCTATTAATAATACTATAAAAATGGCTACGTTTGGCGTATTTAGTTTTATAGGTGCATTATTTATAGCGGTAGTAACAACAGGAATTATATGAAAGGATTATTAAAAAATATAGTGGGGGCAGTAGCACCTACTCTAGGTACAGCTTTAGGTGGACCGATGGGCGGTATGGCTGCTAACATGATATCTGAAGTGTTAGGCGTACCTAATGATCAAAAGTCTATACAAAAAGCTATACAAAACGCAACACCAGAACAAATGTTAGAGCTCAAAAAAGCAGAACAACAGTTTGAAGTTCAAATGAAAGAGCTTGACGTTGATGTGTTTAAATTAGAAGTAGCAGACAAACAAAACGCTAGAGGTATGTTTAGTAAAGACTGGACTGCTCGTATCATAGGTTTATTTACTATAGGTGGTTTTTTAGGTTATATATTTTTAGTGACCTTACAACCACCAGAGCAAAACAGCGAAGCATTAATTAATTTAGTGTTAGGATATTTAGGAGGGTTGGCGAGTGCGATTATTTCGTTTTATTTCGGAGCATCTCACACCCCTGATAAAGGAGAGTAAAATGCAAACATCACAAGAAGGCATAGCCTTAATTAAAAAATTTGAAGGCTGTGAGCTGGAAGCGTATAAATGTGCTGCTGGAGTCTGGACTATAGGTTACGGCTCTACTAAAGGCGTAAATGAAGGCGATACTATTACACAAGAAGACGCTGATAAACTACTTATTGAAGAGATGAGCGAGTATGAAGGTTACATAAACGACATGGTGACTACTGATTTAAAACAGAATGAGTTTGACGCTTTAGTTTCTTGGGTTTACAACCTTGGACCATCTAATCTATCTTCAAGTACACTCCTACAAAGGTTAAATAATAAAGATTGGGATGATGTGCCTAATCAAATAAAAAGGTGGAATAAAGCGGGAGGCGAAGTAAAACAAGGTCTAATACGTAGACGTGAAGCCGAAGCTTTATTATTTGAAGGTAAAGAGTGGCACGAGGTGTAAATGGCTATAAATAAAATTAACTTCAGACCTGGGATAGTGCGTGAAGGTACGGCTTATTCTAATGAGGGTGGATGGTTTGATGTTAATAAAGTTAGATTTAACGCTGGGCTACCACAAAAAATAGGTGGTTGGCAAAAAGATAATTTAAATACTTTTTTAGGCACGTGTAGAGCTTTACTAAGTTGGGTAGATTTAGAAGGTACTAAACTTTTAGGTTTAGGTACACATTTAAAATACTACATTGAACGTGGATCTACTTTTAATGATATTACGCCTATACGTAGCACTACTAGTGCGGGTGACGTAACGTTTAGTGCTTCTAACGGTAGTAGTTCTATAACAGTTAGTGATACAGCACACGGAGCAGTAAAAAATGACTTTGTTACTTTTAGCGGTGCTAGTAGTTTAGGTGGTAACGTAACCGCAGCAGTATTAAATCAAGAGTATCAAATAGACAGTATTACTGACGCTAACACTTACGTGGTAATAGCTAAAGATACTAGCGGTAGTACCGTCACGGCTAACTCTAGTGATAGCGGTAACGGGGGCGGTAGTGTAGTAGGTACGTATCAAATAAACGTAGGTCTTGACGTTTATATTCAAAGTTCAGGTTTCGGTTCTGGTGCGTGGGGTGCAGGTGCATGGAGCGGTAATACAGCTTTAAGTAATACTAATCAGTTAAGACTATGGACACATGACCACTTTGGTGAAGATTTACTTATAAACGTACGAGGGGGTGGATTATTTTACTGGGATAAAACTAACGGCGTAACTACTAGGGCGGTAGAACTCTCTAGTTTAAGCGGTAGTAACTTAGCCCCTACGGTAGGGAGTCAAGTATTAGTTTCAGAAACTGATAGACATGTTATAGTATTAGGGGCTGACCCTATAGTAGGTAGTTCACGTAGCGGGGTTACTGACCCTATGTTAGTAGCTTTTGGTGACCAAGAAAGTTTAACTGAGTTTGAACCTTTATTAACTAACACAGCGGGTGATTTAAGATTATCTGAGGGTAGTTTAATAGTGGGCGCAGTAAAAGCCAGACAAGAAATATTAATATGGACTGATACCGCTTTATATAGTATGCAGTTTGTTGGACCACCTTTTACTTTCGGTTTAAACTTAATTAATAACGCTAGTGGTTTAATATCACCTAACGGTGCAGTAGTAGCTCCTAACGGCGTATATTGGATGGGTTATGATAATTTTTACGTGTACAACGGTAGCGTACAAAAAGTGCCATGTAGCGTATTAAGTTACGTTTTTGATGATATCAATAGTAGTCAAGCTTTTAAATTTTTTGCTTTTACTAATACTGAGTTTGATGAGGTGGGTTGGTTTTACTGCTCAGCTGATAGCATAGAGATAGACCGTTATGTAGTTTACGATTATGCTGATAGAGTCTGGACTTACGGTCAAATATCACGCACAGCTTGGTTAGATCAAGGCACGGAAAATTACCCTAGAGCAGTTTCTAACGGTTACTTATATCAGCATGAGTTTGGTTATAACGATGACGGTAGTCCTATGACCGACGTGTTTATAGAAAGCAGTGACTTTGATTTAGGCGACGGAGATAACTTTGCTTTTATACGTAGAATAATACCAGACGTAAGATTTTTAAATAATAGTAGTGGCGGTCAAGTTAACATAGTTTTAAAAACAAGAAATTTTCCAGGTGAGTCATTAAGCACTTCTAGCACTAACGTGATTACTAGTTCCACACCACAATCACACGTTAGAGCTAGAGGCAGACAAGCCGTTATACGTTTAGAATCAGATGACGATGATACTAACGCAAATGATGATACAGGGTGGAGACTAGGTTTACTTAGGATGGATATACAAGGTGACGGTAGAAGATGAGTAAACTTTTAGCAACTAATTTACCGTTAGAGTTAGGTGATAGCGTAACGCCCCTAACCTATAATAAATTAGTAAGAATACTTGAACTTAACTTGGGTCAGTTTGACCCCGATAATATTAGACAAATAGATGGAGAAACGTTAAACAAGGTAAATTTCAATGCGGGTAGTATTATATGGAACACGACTATTGAGGCTTTACAGGTATATACGGGCAATAAATGGGAGAATATTAGCACTCCTAAAAAGCCACAAGGCTTTGAAGCATCAGGCTCAGTAGGTAAAGTTACCGTAGTTAACAAAGGAGATACTACTATAATTATTTGATTTTTACCCTTATAATAGATTAATCATGGGATTTTTGAAGAAGTTAGGGAAAAAACTCAAAGGTGCTGTTAGGGACATAGCGACAGTAGTAGGGTTCGCGTTCGGTGGACCAGCAGGTGCTGCTATAGGTCAAGGTATAGGCTCATTAGCTGAAGGCAGAGGTTTAAAGAAAAGTTTAGGTAGTTCTGTTAAAGTTTTTGCTGGCGGTAAACTTTTAGGTGGTGCTGGTATAACTGGCGGTAATCCGGCGGGTAACTTATTTCAAAATACAGGCAGAATACAGTTAGGTGCACCTATGGGTGCTGAACAAATATCTGGTGGTTTATCAGGAGTTTTTGAAGGGGCAGGAGCTGATTTACGTAATTTTTTAAGTACAGGTAAAGTATCTAACTCATTAACTAGTGACGCTTTTAAAAATTTAAACAGAGTAGAACAAGGTATTTTAGCTAGTGGTTTATTAGGTGCTGAAGAGTTAATTGATGAACCAACCACAGGCAGATTCCAAACACCTGATTATTTTACTAGCCGTTTAGGAGCTAGTCAAAGTGGGGACGGCGGTTTACAGGGGGCTATAAGTCCTTTCCCTAGTGGGGGCGTACCTAATACGGGTATGGTAGACTCTGGTCTAGCTATGACTGACCCTTTACAAGCTATTATATTAGATGAACTTTTAAGAAGAGAACAACAACTATCTCAACTACCTCAGTTTGACGTAGTTACTCCTGTGAAAGACGGCGGTATAGTAAGACTAGCTGACGGCGGACAATTACCGGAACTTGACTTACGAGAGGATGGCGGTGATATTAAAGACCCTATGGGGTCAGGTGATAAAGATACTGTGCCTGCATTATTAGCTGACGGTGAGTTCGTAATGACTAAACAAGCTGTAAAAGGTATAGGAGACGGGGATCATAGTAAAGGTATTAGTAATTTATACGCTATGATGAATAAAAACGAGAAAAAAGCACAAAGTATGGGATTAGGTAAAGCATAATGTCAAACGGTTCAGATAACGCACAAGATATAGCAGCACAACAAACGTTTCAACAAACTACTACCCCGCCTAGATTCGCTACGGATTTTTATCAAGGTGGCTTGCCTGGAGTTCCTGGGCTAGTGCCCGTAGCTAATCAGTTTTTTACTAATCAATTATTCGGTTTAAGTCAAGGGCTAACACCGTTTGACTATGGCACACGTATAGCTGGTTTTACACCAGCAGAACAGGCAGGTTTTAATTTAACTCTTGACAGCTTGGGTAGTTATCAACCCTCCTTTCAACAAGCTGGTAATATATTAGGTCAAAGTTTAAGTAATTTACAACGTACAGGTGCTAGAGGCGAAGATCTTATAGGTCAGGGGGCTATGGGTCTAAGTCAACTTACTGACCAAGCCAGTAACTTATACGGTAGAGCTCCCGCTGTAGCTAGGAGCGGAGCGTTAGCAGGTGTAGGGGCTATAGGTCAAGGTATAGCGGGTAGTCAGGCTGGTTTAGGGGCTTTTGACCCTAGCGGAGCTAGTAACTTTTTTAACCCTTTTGAAGAACAAGTAGTACAACGTACATTACAAGACTTAGAAGAACAAGGTGCTAGGTCTGATCAAA